GGGCGGCCTCGGCTCGACGGGCTGGCATGAGGGTCAGGCCGACGTGCAGCAACGCAAGGGCACCCTGCCGACGTTGCGGTGGCTCCAACAGCTCCTGACGTCCGTGTCCCGTACCCATCTGGGTATGCCGCCCGAGTTGGAGTTCCGCTTCCTCGGTCTGGAGGAAGAGGACGAGGCGGCAGCCGATCAGGTCGCGCAGAACCGCATTCAGTGGGGCCGCATGACCCTCAACGAGGACCGCGACCGTCTCGGCCAGCCCCGCTATGACTTTGCCGAAGCCGACAAGCCGATGATGATGACCAGCCGCGGCATGGTCTTCGTCGAGGGCGCCTCCGAGCGGGTACCGCCCGGGACGCTGTCCGGGCCAGCGAAGGCCGCTGCGGGCGCTGGCGACTCCGAGGGCGAAACCAGCGAGGAGCCCGCCAGCGAGGACGACACCGGGACAGGAGACGGCGAGGAAGCCGAAGCCCGGGGCGACGCCGTGAAGGCCGAGCTCGCCGCGTACCACCGATGGGCGAGGCGCAACCCGCACGCCTCGCGGCCCTTCGTTTGCGAGGTCCTCACCAAGACCGACGTGCCGGACCTGGACGGCAGCGCCCGGATCGTCTTCGTCACGCCGGGAGCTGATACATCCGGCCCAAAAGTCCCTGACCTGGCCAACGCCCGCGACTGGCCCGGCTGGGGGCCCGACCTGAAAGCCGTCGCCTACTGGACGTCGCGCATCCGTAAAACCATGCGGACCGCGGTCGACACCCGCCGCCTCGCGGAGCAGTGGATCGCGGAGCGGGCCACCACCGTCAAGGCTGACGAGCCGGACCCATCCGGTATCGAACGTGCCGGCGGCGATGAAGCGACCGTCCGCACCGACCATGACGCAGTCGGCTGGCTCACTGCCCACGGCGTCAACCTCGTCACCGCCCTGGCGTTCATCAGCGAGCTGCACGCTGAGGGCTACGTGATCGGCGAACGCTCGGCAAGCGCGATCGTCTCCGGGCACGCCACAGTCGACTGGTCGACATGGAAGCCGGGCCACGCGGACGCCGCGCGCCTCGTCGCTCCGACGGGCGCAGCGAACGGCCTGGACGCGCTGCTCGCGGATGCGGGAATCACGATCCGGTCTGTGGCCGCCAACCGCATGGGCAAGCTCGCGGGGGCCCTGTCGGACGCGCTCGCCCGCGGCGACAGTGCGGACACCCTCGCTGGTGACCTGCGCGGCATCCTCGACGATGCGGCGTGGGCCGAACGGATCGCGGTCACGGAAATCTCCCGGGCGGTGTCGGCGGCCACGCTGAACATCTACCAGGCCAACGGCATCACACAGGTCTCCTGGCTGACTGCTCCAGATCAACGCACCTGCGTGATCTGCATCAACAACGAGTCGGCCGGAGCGATCCCCGTCGGCGCGAACTTCCCCAGCGGAGCCTCCGCGCCGCCCCAGCATCCGTCCTGCCGCTGCTGCCTCCTTCCCGAGAGCAGCAACTTCTGACCCGATCGCGCGCTCACCGAAGGGATCCGCTATGACAGTCGCCTACGCGTGGGCGCCGATCACCAAAACCGAGGAGCAAGAGGACGGCACGCTGATGGTCTACGGGCCAGCCGCGTCCAGCGACCTCGACCGCGACCAGCAGCGTTTGAACGCTGACTGGCTGGACCGGGCCATGCCCGAGTGGGCGCAGTATGGGAACGTCCGGGAGCAACACGACGCGAAGAAGGCCGTCGGCGTGGGGGTGGGACTGTCGAAGGCCGACGACGGCAGCCATCACATCGCTGCGCACATCGTCGATCCTGGCGCTGTCACGAAGATCAAGACCAAGGTGCTCAAGGGGTTCTCCGTCGGCATCAAGAACCCCCGGGTCGTCCTGGGTAAGGCCGATGCTCCGGGCGGTGAGGTCGTCGACGGCAGCATCTGCGAGATCAGCGTCGTCGACCGGCCCTGCAACCCGAACACTCTCTTTGAGATCGCCAAGGCGGATGGCGCTGGCACGTTGGAAGCCGTGGAGGGCGAGGTCGTCGAGAAGACCGACGCCGAGGCCTTCGGGATCCCGGCCGATGTGTACGAGCGGCTGCCGGAGGGCGTCCGTTCGGCACTCAACAGCCTTGCTGGGGCTGGCGCGTCGGTCTCTGCTGAGTCCGTGAAGACGGATGAGGCAGCCCCCAGCGTGGTGGCCGGAGCGTCGTTCCTGCTCAAGCTCGACGGCCTCCCGGTCTCGGAGGACATGATCCGTGGCCTCGTCGACGAGCGCGTTGCCGAGCGCCTCTCAGACGTGAACAAGGCGGACCTGTCCACCGGCGGCCGGAAGAAGGCCGCTGCGTCGGGCGCGGCGATGCCGGACGGCTCCTACCCGATCAAGACGAAGGCCGACCTGCGGAAGGCCATTCGAGCGGTCGGCCGTGGCGGCGCCGAGCACGACAAGATCCGCAAGCACATCATCACCAGGGCTAAGGCCCTTGGACTGGAGGCCATGGTGCCGAAGAACTGGAACGCGGACGGCTCGCTGCAGACCGCAGACAAGGCCGAAGGCGACGAGGAGCTCGTGGCCAAGGCCGAGCAGGTGCTGCGCGACGCGCGCGCCCTGGCCCCGTCTCTGGTGAAGGCCGACGGCGGCGAGGACGACGGTGACGGGACGGCAGGCAGCGATGGCGAGGACGAGTCCTCCGACATCGCGAGCGCCGAACAGGCCATCGCCGTCATCGCCCAACTCATCATCAGCGAGGCCGAGTCCCTCGCCCAGGGCAACATGAACGAGGCCTGCGACATCGACCTCCTGCTCAGCGCCGTCCGCTCCCTGAAGTGGTTCAAGGAGCGCGAAGAGGCCGAGCAGGAAGGCGGCGCAGACGCCGAGATGGCACTCGCCGACCAGCCCGACACCGCCAAGACCGACGCTCCGGCCACCCCGGCCGTCGAGCCCACCACCCAGACTTCCGACGCCCCCCAGGCGCCGGACACCATGACGAAGGCCGATGTGGCCGAACTCGTCAAGGCCGCAGTCGCAGAGGCCACCGAAGCCGCAAAGGAGCGCGAAAGCGCGCTCGCGGCCGACCTGGTGAAGGCGAACGCAGCCATCGAGGAGTTCCGCACCATGCCCGTCCCCGGCGGCCCCGCGCTCACCCGCACCGCCGCCCAGCAGGCCCAAGCCCGCAGCACCGACGCCGACCGTATGCGCGCCGAAGCCAAGACCCTCATGGTCAAGGCCGACAGCGCAGTCGACCCCGTACTGCGCAAGGGCTACACGGACCGGGCAAACGAACTGCTCGAAAAGGCCGACGCCTAACCCCTACCCGACATCCCGAACCCCGCCACCGTGCGGGGTTTTCGCATGGAAGGACGGCCCACCGTGGCCCTCACGACTGACACCGAGAAGCTGTTCGGCGGCAACCCCGACGCACCCAAGCTCAGCGCCGCCGACGTCACCCGCCGCCTCGACAGCTTCCTGGAGAAGCTCGACGCTGCACCCACCCGCACCCTCGGCCCGCAGGACGTCGTCTCGGCGTTCGCCGGCGGCCGCGGTATCGACTTCACCGAGCAGCCGCACACCGCCTACGGTGTGCTCACCAAGGCCCTCGACGCGCCCGCCATCACCAAGGGCCTGTCGCCCGAGGCCCTCGCCTCCGTCACCGGGGCGCTGGAGCAGCTGAAGAGCCAGCAGCCGGACCTCGTCAAGGACATCAACCTCACCTCGCCGGTGGGCTCCGGACTGGTCGCCTTCGACCTCGAAGCGCCGGCGAAGATGCTGACCCCGCGGCCGACGCCGCTGCGCAACCGGATCCCGCGCAAGAAGGGGATCGGCACCTCCCACCGCTTCAAGGTCATCTCCGGGTTCACCGGTACCGGAACCGGCGGCGTGAGCAACATCCACCCCGGCATCGCCGACACCACCCAGAACAACTTCGCCCCGTCGGGCTCCTCGCAGTCGCTGTACTACGCACGCGGCCCGAAGATCAGCTACGCCGGATCCGACCAGACCGTCCCCTACGCGCAGTTCAGCGTCTCCGATGAGGTGACCTGGTCCGCGCAGTACGCCGGACAGGGCTACCAGGACGTCCGCCAGCTGTCCCGCACGAGCCTGACGTACTCCAGCATGCTGCTGGAGGAGCGCATGCTCATGATGGGGCGCGGTACCGCTTCCGGGTTCCTCGGCGCCCTCGCGGCCCCGACCGGCGTCGGGGGTACCGCCCGCTCGGCCGCCGGTTCGGAGGTCGGCATCTCCGGTGCGACCACCAGCGTCTACGTCAAGGTCACCGCCGACGCCGGCGACTTCGGCCAGTCCGTGCTGTCCTCGGCCGCCACCGTCGCCGTCACCAACGGCCAGGTCGTCGACGTCACCGCCGTGCTCCCGGCGGGCGCCACCGGCATGCGCGTCTACGTCTCCACCGGCGCCTCCGACCCCGGCGACGCCTCCCGCTGGTACGCGGGCAAGTCCGGGTACAACACGTTCACCATCACCGGCGCGCTGCCAACGTCCGGCGTCGCGGCCTCGACGGTAACGGCGGACACGTCGGCCTACGCCAACGGCTACGACGGCGTGCTGTCGATCTGCACGGGCGCGAACTCTGGCTACGTCAACCGCCTCAACGCGGCCCTGTCGACCACCAACCCGGGCTCCGAGTTCCAGACGGCTTTCGCGGCCCTGTACGACGCGGTGAAGGCGGACCCGGACCGGATCCTGTTCAACGGCTCGGACCGCAAGCAGCTGTCGGACTCGCTGAAGGTCAACTCCTCCAGCAACTACCGCATGACGATCTCGCAGGACGAGGTCAGCGGTGTGACCATCGGCGACGTCGTCAACACGATCATCAACGAGGTCACCGGCAAGGGCGTCAACGTCGAGGTCCACCCGTGGCTGCCGCAGGGCAACGCCCCGATCGTGTCCGACACGCTGCCGATCCCGGACTCCGAGGTCTCCGACGTGTGGTCCGTCGTCAACGTCCAAGACCTCATGGGCATCGACTGGCCCGTCAACCAGTTCGCCTTCGAAAGCTCGTCCTACTGGTTCGGAACCTTCCTGTGCTACGCACCGGCCTGGAACGGCGCGGTCACCGGCATCAAGAAGGCCTGACCCCACCATCCGCCGGAGGCCCGCGCTCGTTGCTCCGAGGCGCGGGCCTCCGGTGCTCCGGAAGGGAGACGCGCATGGCGCGCCTTTGTATGCCCGACGGTGCCGTGCGCGGCGTCGACATGGAAGGCGCCCGCACGGGCGCCCACATGGGCTCCTACACACCCGGCCGCGACGGCACCGTCACCGTCGACAACCCGCGCCACATCAAGGCGCTGCGGGAACTGGGGGCGTTCCCGGCGAACCTCGGGGGCCGTACCGGCGGCGGCTTCCGCTGCACGGACTGCTCGTTCGGATCGTTCTTCAAGAAGTGCTCGCGCTGCGGCGCGGCCTGCGAAAGGGAGAGCTGATGCCTCCGAGGAAGCGCGCCGCCGCGGCACCGAAGACTCAACCCGCAGGCAAGCAGGAGGGGCTCGAAGCTCCCGACACCGAAGAGACCCCAGAAGCCGACAGCG